TCACATCCAAGAGATGGAAGCTCGGCTAGAGTATGTTAAGACTATTAAAGAAACGCTTGAAGAAATCATCAATAATATTCGATGGAGACATTCTAGTATCAAAAATGCAATAGACTGGAGAAAATTCGAGTCTGGTGCATAATGTCTGAAACAATAAGCGTGAAGAAAAAGAATCACGCATTCCTTACAGTAACTACAGACCCTGGTATAATGAATGAGATAAGTGATTTCTTTACATTCTTTGTACCTGGTTATAAGTTCATGCCTGCATATAAGAATAAGATGTGGGATGGAAAGATTCGTCTTTTCGATGTAAGGACCGGTGAACTACCAGGTGGTCTCTTTGCTTATATGCAAGAGTTTGCTGCAACTCCTGGACGTGACTATCACATTGAGGTAGAACACGATGCCTATTATGGAATACCATCTACTAATGCTTTAGTTGATTTGTCATGGGTTAATGATCTTACACTGTCTTCTAATGGTAAAGAAATTGTGCCACGAGATTATCAGTTAGATGCTGTTGCACACGCACTTACAAAGAAACGTGCACTGCTAATATCGCCTACTGCATCTGGTAAATCTCTGATCATTTATCTAATTATTCGTTGGTACTTAGAACGATTTAATAAGCGGGTATTAATTATCGTACCTACTACTTCATTAGTACAACAGATGTATTCAGACTTTGGTGATTATAGCCAATTTGATGATACATTTAATCATGAAGAAATGACTCATAGAATCTATTCAGGCAGGCCTAAGTTTGCCGAAAACGAACGAATTATTGTATCTACCTGGCAGTCGATATATAAGCTAGGCGGTGAGTGGTTTAATCAATTTGGCACGGTGATCGGTGACGAGGCGCATAACTTTAAAGCCAAGTCTCTCATATCCATACTATCTAAGATGCGTGAAGCTGAATTTAGATTTGGTACAACAGGCACACTAGACGGAACACAGACACATAAACTCGTATTGGAAGGACACTTCGGACCAGCACATTATGTGACTACAACTAAGAAGCTAATGGACGCAGGCTCTTTGTCGGAGTTAGAGATCTCTATGATTTTGCTAAAGTATCCAGAAGATATACGCAAAGCCTGGGGTAAGAAGAAATATCAAGAGGAAATGGATTATATCGTTGCATATGAAAAACGCAATAGATTCATTACTAACCTAGCTTTGGACCAAGATGGTAATACCCTTGTTTTGTTTCAATATGTAGAAAAACACGGTAAACCTCTATATGACATGATAAAGACTAAAGCTCATGCTCGCAGACAGATATTCTATGTGTCAGGTGAGACGGGTGCGGACGTACGTGAGGATATCAGGAAGATAACCGAGACTCAAAAGAATGCTATTATTGTGGCATCACTTGGAACATTCAGTACTGGTGTCAATATTAGAAACTTGCATAATGTTGTATTTGCAAGTCCATCTAAGTCACAAATTAAAGTACTACAGTCTATTGGTCGTGGATTACGTAAATCTGATAACGGCCAAGCAACTAAGCTATTCGATCTTGCTGACGATCTTCATTGGAAGTCTCGTAAAAACTACACATTGCTTCATGCGGCAGAACGCATGAAGATCTACGGCAAAGAAAAATTTAAATACAAAATATACGAAGTGGATATATAATGACTATAATGGACGATAACGTATTAAAAGATATTAACATTCAGCACTTTAAACTAGTGAATGGTGAAGAGTTCATCGGACTGGTTAGAGGCACTGAGAACAACAGGATTCTTATAGAGTTTCCTTTAATGCTTAATGTTATGTCATTAGGAGCTGGCAAAGAATCATTTTACTTTACTGAATGGATGCCGATGGCTAGAGACGAAGTAATCCATGTATATCCAACTACTATTATCACACACTCTGAAGTGACAGATCAATTTAAAGAACACTATATCCGTACGGCTCTTAAGTTTAAAGAGAAGCCTAACGCAGTATATGGTGCTGATGACGATGATATATATGATGAGATGTTTGATAATGATGATGAGGATTTTGATAACGTAGTAAGTATTAATAAGACAATACACTAATATGGTACCTCTACCCTCAGCAGCATACTCTCTTATTATACCACAGTTTACCCCTTTTGTACACAGTTAATTGCGGTATAAACTAAAATAAATTAATAAAAAAATATGTGTACATTTCCTAAGAATCGTGTTATAATAATCTTAACATGGTAAAATATACTAGGAGTATATAATGACTAAGATAAAACCAAAGATGAAGCCCCATTACGTCAACAATAGAGAATTCTCTTACTCCGTTGTTGATTACGTGAAAAAGGTTAACGAAGCACAAGAAGCACAGATTGCTTTACCCATTGTGCCTGACTATATAGCCACATGCTTTCTAAAGATTGCAGAAGGACTATCACACAAATCTAACTTTATCCGATATACCTATCGTGAAGAAATGGTAATGGATGCAGTTGAGAATTGTCTTAAAGCAATCACAAACTATAATATTGAAGCAGCAACCCGTACTGGTAACCCTAATGCGTTTGCATACTTTACTCAAATCTGCTATTATGCATTCTTGCGTCGTATTGCCAAAGAGAAGAAGCAACAAGATATCAAATTCAAATGGATTGAAAAAGCTGGTATCGAAGACTTCTTATCATATGGCACTGCTGATACTGGTGGATCTCCAATTGGTACTGAACGTGCGTTCGTTGAAGAACTACGTACTCGTATTGATAAGATCCGTGATACCGATAACTCACTAAAAGAGTTTGGTAAGCAAGAGAAACAAGCAGAGAAAGAGCGTAAAGCTAAAGGTCTCGAATTGTTTATGGGAGGCTAATATGCCATATATCACTGTATGGGGTAATGGCTATGTAGGCAGTGCATACTCTGACTATCTTGAAGAGAATGGATATCATGTAACTCGTGTTGATCCAGCTCAGGGTTTGCATCCTACTCCTTTAGCATATAAACAACCTTCTATTATATGTGTACCAGCTCCTACTCTTGAAGATGGTACAGTAGACTACTCAATCATTAATGACATTATGTCACAGATTGAAAAGCCTATTATGATTAAGAGTACAATACTTCCAGACTATGCAAATTATATCGATAATAATGCGGTATACTCTCCTGAGTTTTTGACTGCAACAAATGCAGCTGAAGATATCAGGAATCAGAAGGACATGGTTATAGGTGGCGAAAAACCATTGTTCTGGTCAGTATTGTTTGAATCACTTGGTAAAACTATTCATAAGACAGATGCAAGAACTGCATCCTTTATGAAGTATACCGTTAACTCATTCCTTGCTACTAAAGTTGCATATATGAACGAACTGTATGATCAATACGGTGGAGATTGGAATGAACTTAAAACACTATTACAATTAGATCCTAGATTAGGCATATCCCACTTAGACGTGCCTGGTCCTACTGGAGAATATGGATATGGCGGGGCATGTTTTCCCAAAGATGTACAGGCATTTTTAAGCTATACCAAAGCTAGAGAGTTCAACACTCAAATGAGTATACTAGAACAAGCTAGCATATCAAACGAAGAGAACTTAACTGAGCAACGGAGAAAATTATGTCGTACCATGTACTCTTAACCGGCCATGAAGGCTATGTTGGATCACATTTAACCAAAGCACTTGCTGAACGAGATGTTATAGTAGGAACATTTCACGGAGATTTGCTTGACGTTGATTGGGAGAAGCAAGAAAAGAAATTCGATATGGTTATCCATCTCGCTGGTCTTGCTGGAGTTCGACGATCTTTTAAAGAACCACAAGAATACTATAAGAACAATGTTGAACTATCTAGACGAATCTTTAAGTACTGTGAGCGTACACGTACAGAAGTGGTTTATGCTTCATCGTCTAATGCTCATGAATGGTGGTTAAATCCGTATGCTACTACTAAACAGATGATTGAAGAAATGGCATCGATGCTTTCTGTTAAACATATTGGTATGAGATTCCATACGGTATGGCCAGGACGTGAAGATATGTTATATAAGCGATTGCAAAAAGGCGCGGTTGATTATGTCAATGAAGATCACTTCAGAGATTGGATTCATATTGAAGATTTATGCAATGCTATATGTACAATCGTTCAAAAATGTTATATAATAGACCAATCAGTTGTTGATGTTGGCACAGGTCACGTCACGCCGGTTGCACAACTTGCTAAGAAGTTTGACTTCAAAGGTGAATGGCGTAGCGGTGAAGCGCCAGGTGAGCGTATGGCAACGCGAGCTGATATAGATTATTTACTTGCTTTAGGTTGGACTCCTGAGCACAATATTATGAATGAAGGTTAAACTAACATATGAAAGTAGCAATACTAAATGACACTCATTGCGGGTGTCGCAACTCATCAGATATTTTTATTAAGTACCAGGAGCGCTTCTATCAAGAAGTGTTCTTTCCGTACTTGGAAGAGCATGGCATCACTCAGATCTTGCATCTAGGTGATTACTATGACCATCGAAAGTATGTGAACTTTAAAGCACTGAATTCAAATCGCAAAGTCTTCCTTGATACAATTCGT